TGGTTAAATGATTTAATTACAAAACAATGAGTATAGTACTTCCAACTACAAAGGTAAAAGCTCAAAGAGCTAATCCTAAAAGATTGGTTATCTATTCAAAACCTAAAACAGGTAAAACTACTTGTTATGCTGGTCTTGAAGATAATCTTATCTTAGATTTAGAGCATGGTGCAGATTTTATTGAAGCATTGAAGATTCCAATTACTAATTTACAAGAATTATTAGATGCTGGTAAGGCAATTAGAGAAGCTAATAAGCCTTATAAGTACATTACAATAGATACTGTAACAGCATTGGAAGAAATGATTCACCCGCTTGCTGTGAAATTATACAAAAGCACATCAATGGGTAAAAATTATGATGGTGATAATGTTACTACTTTACCAAATGGTGCAGGTTATTTGTATATTCGCCAAGCTTTTTTCCAGGTGCTTGATTTTGTAGATACACTAGCTGATCATGTGATCCTTTCTGGACACATTAAAGATAAGCAAGTTGATGATAAAGGTGAGATGGTAATGGCAGCAAATATAGATTTGTCAGGTAAACTGAAATCTTTAGTTTGTGCTAATGCAGATGCAATTGGTTACATGTACAGAAAAGGTCCTAAAACTATATTGAATTTTAAGACTAATGATGAAGTAACTTGTGGTGCAAGACCAGATCACTTGAGAAATAAAGAAATAGTAATTGCTGATTCTAGTGAAGGACCTTTGAAAGTGTCTTGGGATGAAGTATATATTTAAAAAGTAAGTTTAACAATTAAAAAGTAAAAAAAAGATGGCTTTAAGTACAACTGATTTAGGAACAGGCTCAGGGATGCCTAAAACAATTACACCAGGTAATCATGTTTTAAAAATTAACTCTGTTACATTAGAAGATTTTACATTTATTGAAGGTGCATACCACTTAATGTTGAATGTAGAAACTCCTCCTATGGATGACTTTGAAGGTTTTATGATTGACAAAGATGATGAAAGCAAAGGACGCTATGCAGGTCAAATTGGTAGAGTAAAGGCAAGCCAATATGCATTTGCTGATGGTGAAACTAAATCTGGAATTAAAATTCAAAGAGATAGATCTATCATGATCTTCTTGAAGAACTTAGCTCATACATTTGAGATTGATGAGTGGTTTATTGCTCAAGATAACAAGTTTGATACAATTGAAGACTTTGTTAAAAACTTTAGTGAAAATGCACCTATCAAAGATAAATATCTTAAATGGTGTGTTGCTGGTAAAGAGTATATGGGTAAAACTGGTTACACTAACTATGATATGTATTTACCAAAAGCAGAGAACAACAAATATGCATTTGCTGCTCTTGAAGGAGGTAAAAACTTAGAGTATAATGAGGCTAAACACCTTAAAAAGCTTGAAGTAACTGAGAAAAAAGAATTTGGAGGACAAGATGATGATTTCTCTGTTCCAAGTAAAAATGCTGCAGACTTCAGCTTAGATTAAAAGTAAATAACTTTTGAGAAAGGGAGTCTCAGTGCTCCCTTTTTTATTCTAAAATTTTTAGTTATGATTTCAACTAAAGGACTAATTTCTGACTTAAATCAAGTTCCTACAGAATGGATCTTTGAGTTCTATTTAAATCTTACAGAAAAATTAACTGGACAAGATCTTAAAATCAAATCAGTATTTGTTAAAGAGAATACTCCATCATTTTGTATTTATCCTGATAAAATGGGTAAATATAGATTTAAGGATTTTTCTTCTGGTAAATCTGGTGATGCAATAGAGCTTGTAATGATTTATCATAATCTTGAATCAAGAGGTATTGCTGTTAGAAAAATTATGGATGATTATTCCATATATGTTCCTAGACATGACATTACACCAAGAGAATATGTAGCTGAAAGTAGATATGAAGTTTCTGATTATGAAATAAGACACTGGAATAATCTTGATCAGGATTTCTGGATGGGTTACAAAATTTCTTCTAGATTACTAAAAGAATATAATGTTCAACCATTACAGTATTTCATCTTGAGTAAAACAGATAATGCTGGTGAGGTAAAGGAATTAAGATTTGAGAATCAATATACTTATGGTTATTTTAGAAAAGATGGTACTCTGTATAAGATCTATCAGCCTAAAAATAAGAAAAGTAAATTTATCAAAGTCTCTGATTATATTCAGGGTTCTGAACAGGTTAACTTTGACTGTAAGTATCTTATTCTTACCAAATCTCTGAAGGATATCATGTCTTTTAAGACTCTTGGTATTGGTAATGCTGAAGCTATTGCTCCGGATAGTGAAAACACTGTTATTGCAGAAGGTATTATGAAAAAGTATATGCATAAATATGCTAAGATCATAGTACTCTTTGACAATGATGAGCCCGGTATTGAAGCTTCTAAAGCATATCAGAAGAGATATGGTTTTGATTACTTGATACTACCCTTTGAGAAGGATATCTCTGACACTGTAAAAGCTAGAGGTGTTCAAGAAACAAGAAACATTGTGTTTAATCTAATAAAAAGTAAATTATGAAAGATTCTGCAGAATGGATCTATGAAGGTAAAGAGTTTAAAGACTCTCATATACCTGAAGGTGCAATAGGTTTTGTTTATATTATGTCAGCTATAATAGATGGTAGGTCTTTTATGTACATAGGAAAGAAAAACTTCTTTGCAAATATCAAAAGATCCTTGGGTAAGAAAGCTCTGGCGGTCAGTACTGATAAAAGGTTGAAGAAATATAAAATGGTAATACAACCAAATTTTAGAAACTATTTTAGCAGTAATATGATTCTTAAAGAAGCACATAAACAAGGTGTAAGTATTAAAAGAGAAATACTTAAAATATGTTATTCAGCTAGAGAACTTACTTATCAAGAAACTAAACATCAATTTGTGTATGAAGTACTTGAAAAAGAAGAGTTTCTGAATGGTAATATTCTAGGTAGATTCTATAAAACTAAATAATTATGAAAACACTTAGACGTATTTACAGGTATTTAGCTTTTATTGAAAAGCATGTAAGAAAATGTAGAGAGAAGTCTCTATTTGGTAAAATGTAAAAAGAAGACTGATGGAAAAAGTAAAATTTGGAAAAGAAGAATGTAAGAATCTGATTGCAATGATTAATTCTCCTGATGAAACTAATTCTTATTTAGCACATACAATTATTGACTCTTTAGACATTGAAGAGAATATGTTCTGGATTTTTATGGTTTTTATCTTTTCTGGTAAAAATGAAGCTTATTGGGAAAAAACTAAATTTCATAAAGTATTATACATAGAATTAGGTTATACTTTTTCTATGTGCTTTACTGATAAACAGAAAGTACTTAATGTTATAGAATACTTTAAGGTTTGTCCTGATTACAATGAGTGTATAATTTTTTATTTTGAAATGTATGTAGAAACTGTAAAAACTAAACTTGAAAAATTTGGTTTTGAATTTAAAGGAGATCTGAAAATAGTAAAAAAGTAAGGGCTTATGAATAAAGTAGATTTACTAAGCAAGGCCATCAAGGACCTTATGCTTAAAGAGCCATATTATGGCTATTTTCTAATACAGCTGAATAAGCATTGGAGAGATGATATTCCTACAGCAGGTGTAAGCAAGAATGGTATTAACTACCAGTTGGCCATAAATGAAAATTTCTGGGTCAATACACTTACAGACCTGCATAGACTAGGTATCATGAAACATGAATTGTTACATATTGCTTTTGGACACTTAACAGCTTATCATGGATATTCTGATAAGAGAATGGCCAATATTGCAATGGATTAATTTCTAGTCCCGCTATGCAGTAATGTATAGTTGAAAGCTTTAAATTGACGGGAAAATCCTAAAGCTTTATCTACTAAGCATACACTGTGAAGTAGTATGTGGCTGAACTAATCATTCAGGTATAGTAAAAAAGATAAAGATGTCTAAATGGGTGATCCGCAGCCAAATTTCTTTAAAATATTTGTGTAATAGAAATTAATTAGTATATTTGTTTTATGAGACAAAAATTATTAATTACAGATGATATTATACAGCAGTTATATACAACAGGTTTAAGTTGTCAAAAAATTGCAAATAAATTAAATTGCTCAGAAAGTTATATAAATAAAAAACTTAAGAGTTTGAATATTACTAAAAGATCCAATTCTGTTTATAGAAAAAGATCATGGAATGAAAACTTTTTTAATACTATAAACACTGAAGAAAAAGCTTATTGGCTTGGTTTTTTATATGCAGATGGTTGTGTACATGTTAAACCTAATGGTCAAAAGTTAATTACTTTATGTGTGAAAGATAAAGAAGTGATTGAAAAGTTTATTAAATCTATTGATGGTGATTTTGTAGTTAAAGAATACAATAATATATATGGTATATATTTAACAAGTGAGGTTATGTTCAATGACTTATGTAAACTTGGTTGCGTTCCAAGAAAATCTTTGAATCTTGAATTTCCTAATATTAATAATGATTACATAAATCATTTTATAAGAGGTTACTTTGATGGAGATGGTACTGTATTTACATGTAATCCTAAAAATTACAACAATACAAATACTGTTTATAAATCAATTGGTATTGGAATGTGTGGAACATATGAAATGTTAAGTATTTTATCAAACTATGCTCCAATTAATTTTCCAAAAAAAGATAAAAGAAAGCTAAGTAATATTTGGTATTCTTCAATATCTGGTACAAATAAAGCATTAACTTTTTATAATTATTTATATAATGATGCTACTATTTGGTTAGATAGAAAAAAGAATAAATTTGAAAATTATTTTAAAGAAAGAGGTTCAGAGACTACAATAAGCCACCCTACCGGGGTGAAGGTATAGTCCGATCTGCAGGGAAACTTGCAGCTAACATAAATGATGGAGATTAACCAGTATATAGAAAGTACATGGTTGCCAGGTGGTGAATATACCACAGATGAATATACAGCTCTTAAAGAGACTGTAATGGCTGAATATAAACAAGCCAAAGATTCTGGTTCTACGGAAGAAGAATTGAAACAAATTGAAGCTAAAATACCTATGAGAGGTATAATGATTGATGATTATCATGAGTTAAACCTTGATTGGAAAGCAGGTACTAAATACTACTATAAGAAGCTGAAGGATGCACAGGAGCAAAAAGAGCAAACAGGTAGTTCAGGTTCTGAAGCACTTGACCAATTACTTGACCAAATGGAACAAGGAATGGGTACAGGCTCTGAACATGATACATGGGAAGAATTTGATAATATTAGTGAGACAGAGCAAAAGCTTATGGACCGCCAAATTCAAAGAATTCTTACTGAAGCTAAAGACCAGACTGAAAAGAAAAGAGGTACTGTTCCTGGTGAGATGTCAGATTTGATAAAAGTAGAACAAATTGTAAAACAAAAATTTGATTGGAAAGGTTATGTCAGAAGATTTACTGGTACAAGTACAAAAGTATTTACCAAGAAACTTCAGAGAAAGGAAAACAAAAGATTTCCGGCTTTTCCAGGTCTAAAAATTAAAATGCGTCAACATATTTTGTTGGCCATTGACACTTCAGGTTCAGTAAGTAATGATGAGCTTAAAGAATTTATGAATGAGATTCAACACATTCATAAAACTGGAGTAGATATAACTATCATACAATGTGACACCAAAATCAAAAGCATTGAAGCCTATAAAGGCAAGAATGATTTGAACATTGTAGGTAGAGGTGGTAGGGTCAAATGTGCCACCCTGTGCAGTGATGTGCAGTAAAAAATGCTGTAAATTGCGGGAAAATGCTTAGAGCTATTAATTACTAACTTATGATGGTAACATACATGAGGGCTAGACTAATTATCTAGATGTAGTAAAAACATTAATAGATTGTACAATCCGCAGCCAAGTTTCTTGTAAATATGAAATATTATTCTTACATTGGATGTATATATATACCACCATGAAAAGAAAGTATAATGTAAATGATAACTATTTTAATAAAATAGACAATGAAGAAAAAGCTTATTGGTTAGGTTTTTTACTAGCAGATGGGTGTATACATGAAAGAGCAAGACAAGATAGATTATCATTAGTACTAGGTATTAAAGATAAAAATCATTTAGAAAAGTTTAAAAAAAGTTTATCTTTTGAAGGACCTATAATTGATTATACTAAAAAGTCTGGCTTATTTATAGGTTTAATACACTCACATGTTAGAATTACCTCTCAACTTTTAGTTAATGATCTAGCTAAAGTTGGGTGTATACCAAGAAAAACTTTAAACTTAGAGTTTCCAATTATACATGATGATTTAGTACATCATTTTATAAGAGGTTACTTTGATGGGGATGGTAGTGTATTTATATCTAAAGAAAAACATTGGAGAAACAATAATATTTTTCCTGTTATTCATTTTAGATTTATTGGTACAAAAGCTTTCTTGAATACTATAGATAAAAAAGTTAATTTATCTGGTAGAATTATTCAAGCAAAAGGTAGTAAAGTTTATGAGTTAAGCTATAAAAGAAATAAAAAAGCTAAACTTTTTTATGAATACCTGTATAATGATGCTACAATTTTTTTAGAAAGAAAAAAAGACATCTTTAAAAATCATTTACAAGAAAAAGGTTCAGAGACTATAATCAGCTAACTCAATAGAGTTAAAGGGATAGTCCAGTTATAAGTGAAAGCTTATATGTTACTGACGGAATTTGATCCCGTCCTAGAGTATTATGATGCTAACATCAGAAAGTATACAAGTTTGATATATTTTACTGATGGTGAGTGTTACACTAGTATAAAGCCAAAAGGCAAAGTATTGTGGGTATTATCTGAAAGATCACATCTGAACACAGCATTACCAGGCAAAGTTATTAAGTTAGAGTTATAAAAAATTAAAAAAGAAAAGTTATGAGCCAAGTTCAATTAAACCTAGATGAGTTAAAAGATTTCGTAAAGTATATGGTTGTTAATAACCAACACATTCAAAGCTTAGGTAAAGTACCTGTAGCTGTTAATATTGAGCGTGATGCAGGTTTGGGTAAAACTTCATCAGTAAAACAATTAGCTGCAGAGCTTAACATGGATATTATTAGATTAAACTTAGCAGAGTTTGAGGAATTGGGTGATTTAGTAGGTTTTCCTGTTAAAGAATTTGAGATTTCAAATGCAGAAGGTAAAACTACCTGGATTAATGAGCATCAGATTGATGCAGCAATGAAGAAAGGTTACAAAGTAATCAATAAAAGAATGTCACATGCTGCTCCTGAATGGATTCAGGGTAAGAAAGAAGGTGGTTTCTTGATTCTTGATGACTATACCAGAGCTGATCACAGATTTATGCAAGCTACCATGACTTTGATTGATGAGCAAGCATATGCTTCTTGGAAATTACCTAAGAACTGGCATATCTTATTGACTACTAATCCAGACAATGGTGATTATAATGTTACTTCTTTAGATATTGCTCAAAAGACCAGATTTATTTCTACAGAAGTAAAATTTGATGCAGGTATATGGGCTAAATGGGCTGAGAAGTCTCAAATAGATAGTAGATGTATTAACTTCTTGTTGATGAATCCTGAATTAGTTTCTCAAAGAATTAATCCAAGGATGATTACTACATTCTTTAACTCTATCAGTTCTATTCAAGATTTCTCTAAACAATTACCAATTATTCAAATGATTGGTGAAGGTTCTGTAGGTTCTGACTTTGCATCTATGTTTACTATGTTTATCAATAACAAACTAGATAAGATTATTGGTCCTAAAGATATCTTTGAGAAAGATGAGCAATATGTGTTAAACACACTTAAACATGCTATAGGAGAAGGTGATGACTTCCGTGCTGATTTATCTAGTGTAGTTGCAACAAGAATTGTTAACTATGGTTTGACTCATGCTGAGAAAAATCCTGTTACTAAAGCAATGACTGATAGAATTATCAAATTAACTACTGAATGTGATTCTTTTACTGATGACTTGAGATACTATGTCATCAAAGAATTAATCAATGGTAACAAGGTTAAATTTGCTCCATTGATGATGAATGCTAATGTAGTAAAGATGTCTGTTAAATAATCAGGACTATTCAGTTCCCTGTAAAAAAAGTTAACTTAATTATTAACCGGGATAGGGGAGGATTATTCCCCTATCTTCTTTTATATTAAAAAAAATGATACCAAAAATTTTTGTAAGCATATGTCAGGGTAAGTTGTCTCATAAACTTATACATTTAACACCTTGTAGAGAAAAATTATTTAATCTTGTAGATATTGATTATACCCCTACTAAAGGAGATAAGTTATATTTATTACCTGGTGTTGAATTACCTAGAACAAAACTTAAAGCCTTCAATGATGAATATGGAACAAAAAGTGTAAGAGATGCTAATACTGCTAATTATATTTTTGCTTCTCCTAAAACAAACCATGAATACTATAAAACTAATAATGGTACAAGTTGGTACTATTCTTTAAGTAAAAGTGAGTTTAGTAAAATAGAACCTTATTTAAGTTCATATTTTTATATTGATCCTACACAAATTTCAGATTTAAAAGATTTAATAGATGCCCATACTACTTTGCATGGTGAAGAAGAATGTAAAATTTATCATAATTGGAACACATTTAATGAACTAAGAGATCTTGTAAATAAGAAAAAACTTGATTTACCTAGTAATTATGATGATTCTGAATCATTTTATGAAATTCATCCTGACTTTATTGAAGAAGTTGAACTTTTACAATCAAAAACAATTTATGATGTATCAGGTTTAATTGCTGCAATCAGTTCAAAGAATGTGATTATTGATTATGAAATGTTTGGTCAATTAAAAAACATGTTTGAGAGTGGTGATAGAGACAATCATGTTTTGGCTATGGAAATTATGGCTAATTCAAATATTGTAGAAAGTTTACTTTTCTTAGAAATGTTGTTTAAAGAACATAGTTACACAATGTATGAGTGTCATACAAGAAACCATGTAAACTTTAAAAGTTTATGTTCTATGATAAATAAAAATAAATATAGATTCTCAACTGAGTTAGATGATGTGGTTAAGTCTTTAATTTCTTTCAATGTGTTGACTGCTGATAAGTTAAATCTTTTAATGAGACACTATAATAAAGAAATTATGCAACGTGGGGATAGTGGATATTTTAAAGTAAAAACAATAACTGTATGTGATAATTTACTTCAATTATTAAATGAAAACTATACATATGGTATAATTGAGGACTTTGAACCTGTTGTAGTAGAAGAAGAAACTGTTGAAGAAGAAGTGATAAACACTGAAAGTTTAAACATAGAAAGTGTAACTGAAGAAGTTATTGAAGAAGAAGTATCTTTTTTATTAGAAGATGTAAATGCAATTTCTGAATCTGAAGAAACAGTAAGAGTAATAGAAACAGTAAGAGAAGAAGAACTCTTACCGTTTGTAGAAGATACAACTGAGGCTATTACAGATACAGAAGAACAATTAGATATTAACCCAACAACAACAGAAGAAAATGGAGAGTCAGAAATTGATTGGTTCTAATGAAGAGCTTGAGAAGTTCTATAAGAAGAAGTTTTATTTTAGCTACAGTGGAATAAATAAGTTATTATTCTCACCGGTAGTTTTTTACAACCATTATGTTTTAAATCAAAGAGAGGACTCTACAGACGCGCACCTAGTTGCAGGGCGCGTTCTGCATTGTCTACTATTTGAAGAAGAAAAGTTTGATGAAAACTTTTTAGAGTTACCTGGCAAGATGCCTACAGATAGCCAAAGAAAAATTATCAGTGATTTGTTTAAGATTCACATGTCAATTGGAAATAGTTCCTTATCTTTGGAAGACTACTCCCAAGATATTCTCAACCTACTTCTCACAGCTAATCTCTACCAATCTCTCAAAACAGATCAGCAAAGA